GTTTTGCCATACGATGTTAAAACGATGTTTGTAGTTTACGATTATGAATATCAATGAGAAAATCAATCCATTGTTTTTTATCACCAAATATATTATGGCAGTTTCTACACAATGCCATCAAATTTTCAATAGTATCCTTTTCTTTGCTTCCGCCCATACCACGACAATCTATGTGATGAATATCAACGGCTTTTCCTTTGCAGACCTCACATTCTATGAAATCACTCACATCATAATTGAAATGATTGAAATATATTTTAGTATGATTCTTCAAGTTTAAATTTGTAATGATTGCAGATTAATTCCATTTTGGCAATATAGTAACTATTGAAATCCTTATATCCTTCATCTTGTTGCTCAAAGTTTCTGTATAATACACCACGTAATCGTTGTGATGGTGTTTTTAGATTTTCATAATCTGTTTTCAAATTGTCAATAATATCTTCTTCAATCTTATGGAATGGTTCAGGTTTTAACCCTATGAAAACAAATTGCTGATTCAACTGGAATATATCAGATGCTTGTTTAGGTGATAGTTCCTGTGTGCCTATAGTAAGTTTGATTGTTTTGTCTTTACGTGTCGCAAGTGATTCTATCTGCCCGGCAATTAAAATCATATGTAATAGTTTTCAGTTTCCAAATATCCTTTGATTGTCTTATTCCAAATCTCACGTGCTTTTAATAATCCTTCATCCTTCATCAATCTGTATTCCGTTTTCTGTCCTACATCGTGACCGATATGTTTTGATTCCATTCCATCAATATAATAATTTGTGAATCCTGTTTTTATTAATCTGTAACCATAATCGGAATCTTGCATTCCATAAGGGTCATAAACTTCATTGAAATAACCAACGGCATCTATAGCTTTTTTTGTTATTAAAGCATTACCAAATGGACAAGCAACTAAATGAATAGGCAATTCATTGACAATCAATTTTTCACCCCAATCTTGAACGCAATGAATGCCTATCATACCGCTATTATCAATGTTGTGAGCATTGATAACCATTTCGTGCAGCCAGTTATCAGGCATCTCAATATCATTTGCACAGGTAACAAGTGCATCATATCCATTTTGGTAAACAATATCAATTCCTAAATTGATTGCTTTTGAAATACCTTTTTGATTAATAGTAAATAAATCAAATGGATAACCTGCCTTTGCTATTGATTGCAATGCTTGTTTTGAATGCTGATGTCTTTTGTAATCTAAAAATGCAATGGCTAGTTTCATTTCTTTATATTTAATCCAAGTTCACGAACAGGAACACCTGCGTATTTATGATTTGTTTTTAATACTGATTTCTTCCCAACAAATGCAGATGCTCCAATCATACAACCTTCAGGTATTATTTGCTTTTGATGTATTACCGCATTCAGTCCTATGTTTACATTTCTTGCAATTATACAATGACCACCAATCTTTGCACCACAACTTAAAGTAACATTATCAGATAAAACTACATCGTGTCCAACGTGTGAATGTTTCATCAAATAACAATTATCACCAATCTGTGTTGGATTATTTACACCTGAATCAATAGTTACTAATCCTGTAATCACGTTATTATTTCCAATAATCACATTACCTTCACCTTCCTTCCCTTTCCATTCAGCAGGTGAACCTATGATGCAATATGGACCAATGATGTTTCCAGTGCCAAGTATAACACCGGGATAAATAATTGCAGTTGGATGTATGTTATTTTGCTGAATCATAATATCTGTAAACTGTGGTTAGCATTTCTCCAACACAGGCATTGCATCTTTCGTTGAATTTATATGTTGGGTCATAAACACGATATGCCTGAACAATCTCTGCTTTGATATGCGGATATAATCCGACAATCTCACCTGTCTTTGCAAACAAATCAAAAATATGTTTATGCTTTGATAAGATTTGCAAATGCGGTTCTTCTTGTTTTATTATGGTCGGCAATGTTGTATTTTCTACTTGCCCATTCTTTGGCTTTCTTCCCATATTCTTTTATTTTTTCAGGATTATTAATTAAGAAATTAAGATGTTTAAACCAATCTGATTGTTTATAAACCCATAATACAGGTGCATCATAATCATTAATATATGGTTCAACGGCTTGACAAATTATAGCAAGCTCACGTGATGCTGCTTCTAATAGTTTCAAATTTGATTTGCAAGATGACCATTCAGATGACAGTAATGGTATTAACATTATGTCAGCGTTATCATACATTGACATATATTTATTCGGTGGTAGTGATAAGAGTTTTTGATGTGGCAGTTGGCAGGATGCAGTAAAGTACCCAACCATTTTATCCCATAGCCATTTACTTGAATTGTTTGATGTGTCATACCCACCAATGACCATTTCAATTTTATTTGAATGGCTTTTCAAACGTTTTATTGGATTTCGTAGCGTTTCTAAATCTCCTTCGTGAGTTATTCCGCCACACCAAAAGATTCTTATCTTATCAGTTTCTATTTTATTATTGACAAACTGGTCATATCCATAAGGCAAAGCATTCGGAACAACAATAACATTTTCATTGAATGGCTTTATCTTATCTGCAAGTTTTTGATTTGTACAGGTAACCAAATCAGCCATCCGCAGATTATTTTCAATTCTTGGTTTGTAATCTAAATACTCATAATAGTTCAAATGATTTGTTGGTAATATCCAATCATCATCCATATCCATCACAAACTTATATCCATATTCAGTTTTAAATTCTTCAAAATTGTTATCAAACATTGATAAACGATTATAGAATATAATATCAAAACCTTCTGATAATTGTTCAGGTGTAACTTTATTTGTAACCACGCCAGTAATATCATCCATAAATCCCATAGGCAATGAAACCCTATGATAACCACAACCCGATTTTGGATTTGCAATCCCTAAAATTCTCATTTTTTAAAATTGAAAAAGTTACCGATAAATCCTGCACCAAATACAGTTGCAGTAAAATCCGTTACATAATGTGGAGCAAACCATAATACAACTGCAATCCATACTGATAAACAGGTAACGCAATCAAATGGTTTTATCCTTTGTGTATAAGGAATCTTTAATGCTCTTTTTATTGCATTTGGAAATAATGCAATTTCAATAAAATAATAACTAAAAAGAAATGCTGCCAGTATTATCGTCATCATTATCATTTTTATTAATTAATAAAATAAAAACTAAACCAATAATTAAAGAAAAAATAAAACTACCAACTATGTAATTCATTTTTTAATTGCTTTTTTAAGTTCTTCTTTTGTGTTATTACACACTTTTAAAACGTGTAATCTTGGTATTCCAAAATAGTTAGCAACGGCTTGATGTGAACGCAGTTCAACCCACTTTTGAAATATTATTGATTCGTGTGCATCTTTTGCAGATGATTTCATTTTATTATTCAAAATCTTTAAAGCAATGTTTGCAGATGAATAATAATTTGAATTTCCTTTTAATGAATCAAAATACTCAATCGCTTCCTGTGTTGTGTTTTTCTTGTATAACTTGTAAAACTTGCTTCTTGGACTTATGGCAATGTTCCAAAGTGTTTTCATTGAATATGCAAGTAATTGCTTTTCTTTATGCAGTTTGATAATTTTCTTGCATCCCATTTCCAAAAGTGATAACGCCAATTCCTGTTTCAAATCATCTTGCAATTCTATCGGATTAATATTCCTTACCAGTTTGTTAATATCAGGATGTAGGAATATTTGTTCAATATATTGATTGCAATTACTCATTTCATTGAGTAAATCTAAAACTTTATAAATTCAAAATCTTAATCAAATCACCAAAGTTTTCCACAACATTTATTTGACCTTTCCATTGCGAATGAAATTTTATTTCATCTTCAGTTAATTTTCTTGCTGATGGTGGCTTATTTCCGTCTTTGATTTCTATTAAATAATTCAATCCTTTGTAACCTATCACAATATCCGGGAATCCTTTTCCTATTGTATGTGTGCTGAAAACTGATATGTTTGGAATCTTTCGTAACATATCAATTAACTTCTTATGGTTTGCATCTGTTTTGCGAATCATTTTTTTAATTTTCTTCTATACCATTGAGCACCTTCAATAAAATATGCAGTTGCAATAGATGATGCAATTCCCATTCCTATTGCTGCTTTTTTTATTTCTTCATCTGATATTTCTTGTTGGGGAAATTGTTGTTCTGCTTCCATTTCTAATGCTATCTCTATTTCCCCAAGACACCTATAAGATATCTTAGCATAATCTTCATACTTTTCTAATTGGTTTACTAACCATTGAACTGCTGATGTCATAATGGAAAATTTTATCTGTTTTTAGTGTTTTAATGGAAAATAATCGTACTTAATTAATCTTTTTTAGGTAGTTTAAGTGATATAAATAATTCAAACAATTCTTTCTCATTATAATAACCTTGATACTTTTGTTCTTCACAAGTTTTATCCCAATCGTGTTCCCATACAAACTTATCTTTAACCCACATAGGAAACCAATTCTCTGCTAACCATTTAGCAAACTCAATTGCTTGTTCCTCTGTATATAGAGTTTCTTGTTGTCGAACATTTTCTAAAAATGTTTTAGATACTTGTGTATCAGCACTTGTTATAGTGTCTTTATGCTCATATAAACTGAATTGTTTGAAATCACTTCCCTTACTTACAGATGTTTCTTGATAATATTGTTCTGCATTTTTTACTACAGATAATTCTCCTTCATTATAAGCATCTATTATCTCTTGCTTGTGCATTTCTTTGGCTTCTTCAAATAATTTTTTATGTGTTATTTGTGATGATATTCCAAGTTTATTTATTAACCATTCTATTGATGTCATAATTTTGATTTTAAATATTCACCCCATTGTTTTGCCATTGCTTTAGCAATTCCAGGAAATGTTTTAGACCTTATATGTGACCTTAATCCGCTTTTATGATTAAAAAATGCAGCTTCATAATACCATAAAGGTTGTTTTTTTTTCTTTCCTGTTTTATTACAAATCCATTCAAAAAATTCACCTTTTTCAGTATGAGTTACAACATTATCAAATAAATTTATTTCTTTATTGTGATATAATTTAGGTAAATTTTTTAACCATAAACAAGTTGTTTTTTGTGCTTTATCTCCAAAATAATATGGTTGAATTATTTGTGTAGGTTGTTTATATATTTTGATCATTATACCAATAGGATTTTCAATAGCAATATGTTTTATTGATGCATTTACCATTTGCATAAAAAAATCAACCGCATTCTGTTGTCTGCCATCTTTACGTTTTTCTTGAAACCACGCTGCACCACTAACCGCTAAATGTGTGCAAGGTGGAAAAGCAATCATTGCATC